TCAAAGAGGCGGAGGTGATCCGCCAGTATTTGCCCCAGGGGCGCTAATGCCGCAGGAATACTCCTTCGAGGTCCGGGAGCGGGCCAAAGAGTTGTATGTGGTGGACGGCCTCACCTTCGACCAGGTGGCGGCTGAAACCGGCGTCTCGGTGTCGCAACTGAAACGCTGGTCCGCCGAGGAGAAGGAGTGGGAGGAAAGCCGCTGGTCCCCGGAAGAGCGAGTGGAAAATGCGGCCAAGGGCCTAGAGGGCAAGGACTGGCCCGCGGCCCGCAAGGAATTCCGCCTGGCCCTGGGCTCCATCCGCCGGGACAGCGTCCTGCTGCGGGCCAAGTTGATCACCCAGGCCCTGGGTGATCCGGCCTTCAAAAAAGTTTTAGCCGCGGGGATCTGGGAAAAGACTCAGGCGGGCAAAGATTTGCTCTTACCAGGGGCGAAGCGGGAAGTCCCGGAGGCTGCGGCGCCGGCCGCCTCCTCCGGCGACTTGCCGGTGATCAAGACCCCGCAGGACGCGGTGGCAGCCCTGGAGGGCCTGATGGCCCGCAAATTCGCCCAGATGACCGAGCAGCCGGGCCTTCTCACTTTTGCAGCCATCAAGGATCTGAAGCAGGCCCTGGGGCTGATCGAGGAATTGAAGCTCAAATACCGGCCGTTGAGCGAAACTGAAACAGGTGAGACTCCGGCAGACGGCGAAGCTCATAGGCGCCTGGTAGCCGAAGTGGACAAGATTTTGGGGGTCAAATGAGCGGCGCCCCGCCATTGTCTGATTATTTTCTGCCCTACCAGGTGCGCTGGCTCCAGGATCGCAGCCGCCGCAAGATTCAACGAAAATCGCGGCGCATCGGTTGGACTTATGTCCAATCCTACGAAGACGTGCGGGATGCTGTAAAAATACCCGGGCTGCCGGTGTGGTTCTCCTCGGCCGACGAGTCGGCGGGCAAGGAATATATTCTCTACTGCGAGAAGTGGTGCAAGATTTTTAAGGCGGCCGGGGCCATCCTGAAGATCAGTGAAGAGGTTCTGGACGAGAAAAACGATATCAAGGTCCTGATGATCCAGTTGAAAAACGGCTCCCGCCTGATGGCTTTGTCCAGCAATCCCAAGGCCTTTCGCTCCAAGGGCGGCAAGGTGGTGCTGGACGAATTTGACTGGCACCGGGACCAGCGGGGCATGTACGCCGCGGCCAAACCCTGCGTCACCTGGGGTTACGATTTGCGCATCGGCAGCACCTATAGATCTGGCAACGGTTTGTACGCTCAATTTATCAGGGATGCCGAGAAGGCCATCGCCGAAAAACGGCAGCCGGTATTCAGTCTCCACTCCGTCGATATCTTTCAGGCGATCAAAGATGGCCTGCTGGACAAGATTATGGGACGGCCCACCACGGAAGCGGAGCGGCAGCAGTGGCTGGCCGAGGAGCGGGAAGCCTGCGGCGATGAGAACATCTGGCTCCAGGAATATTGCTGCATCCCGGCGGATGAAAACGACGCCTTCCTCACTTGGGATATGATCCTGCCCTGCGAAGACGCCAAGGCGGGGTTGCCGGACCTGGCCGGCAGTGGGCCGTTTTACCTGGGCATGGATATCGGCCGGCGGCGGGATTTGACCATTTTTTGGGTGGACGAACTGGTGGGCGATGTCCTCTGGACCAGAGAAGTGGTGCGGATGAAAGGGGCTTCCTTTGCCCAGCAGGACGCCGAACAGGATCGGATTGTGGCACAGTACCGCCCCCGGCGCATTTGCATGGACCAAACGGGCATGGGCGAAAAGCCGGTGGAAGACGCCAAAAAGCGTTATGGCGAGTACGTGGTGGAAGGAGTGCAGTTCACCGGGCCGGTTAAGCAGGAGCTGGCCTTCGCCCTGAAGCGCAAATTTGAGGACCGGCAGGTGCGGACGCCGATGGACCGGGAGATCCGCAACGCCCATCACACCGTCAAGAAGACCACTACGGTGGCGGGCAACATACGCTTTGACGCCGAGCGCACCGAAGCGGGTCACGCCGACGAGTTCTGGGCGCACGCCCTGGCGGTGCACGCCGCCGGCGACGCCCTGGTGGCGCCGGCCGTGGCCGGCGCCGATCCGGAGTTCGATACTTATCGCAGCGGGCGCCCGGGCGGCTTCCGGGCGATGTATGGGCGGATGAGGGGTTAGGGATCAGGGATTAGGGGCCAGTAAAGGCAAAAGCGGGGGAAGCGTGGCTGGAATAAAAGAATTGCCCAAATACGGCTGCCACAAAGTGGTGGGGGCGCTGAAGATTAGAGAAATTCGGGAGCGGATGATCATCCCGGAAGAACGTGATTTTGTCCCATTTGAAGTGAGCGAGGCATATCTCGCCAAGCACCAGCCTCAGCCCGGCGGTTATTACGTGGTCTATGAGGGCGGTTACGAATCCTTCTCGCCGGCCGCGGTCTTCGAGGCGGGCTACAGCAAAATGGGGTGGTGATATGGCTAAAAGAAAAGATGCTGCCGCGGCGGAACCCGAAGCGAATTGGAGCGGCCGGAAGTTTCGACGCAAGCCGGAGATCGTCGAGGCAAAACAGCATTCTAATGGTCTTTGGGAAATTATCGCCGCTGAGCTTGGAGTGGAGACTCTGTTTTATTACGACGATGAAGAGTTCCGGCGGCGGTTCGAGCCACTGACGGACGGAGAGCCTTTAGCCGAAAACTGAAAACCGCAAACCGAAAACAGGCTTTTAAATGGCCCTGAAACTCAAAAAACGCGTCAAAGCCGCGATCACCGCCTTCCGGGAAGCCGTCTGGTATCCCGGCGCCGTGGGCGGGGTCGATAAAGACCTGGAAGGCTGGCGGCGCTTGAGCGGCAACCTGGAGCGGGACCTGCTGCCACTGGCCCAGGACCGGGTCTTGCAGATCGTTTATTACCTCTTCGAAACCGACCCCTTGGCCCGGCGCATTATCCAGATGAGCCGGGACTATGTGGTGGCCGAAGGCGTCAACTTCGAGGCCAAGGACGACCGGGTGCAAGACGTCCTGAGCCGCTTTTGGAAAGACCCGATCAACAATATCGACCTGCACCTGGGCCAGGAGGTGCTCGAAGTCGGCCTATGGGGGGAGCAGTGCTACCCGTTTTACGTCAACCCGGTCAACGGCTTCGTGCGCAAGGGTTACCTCGACCCGGCTCGGATCGCCGCGGTGAACCTCGACCCCGACAACGCCCGGGTGACGCGGTCCATAGAGCTGCACGGCCTGGGCAACGCGCCGGGCCGGACCCTGAGCGTGGTGTCGCCGGACCTGAACGCCTACGGCCAAACCTTCGGCTTCAACACCGGCGACTGTTTCTATTTCCGGGTGAACAACGTCACCACGGCTTCCCGGGGCCGCAGCGACCTGATGGCCCTGGCCGATTACCTGGACCTCTATAACCAGTTTCTCTTCACCCGGGGCGAGCGGGCGGCGTTCGGCAACGCCTGGATCTGGGATGTGCTGGTCAAGGGCGCCGACCCCGCCGCTCTGAAAAAATTTCTGAATGACAACCCGCCGCCTAAGCCCGGCAGTGTCAGGGCCCATAATGAAAACGTCGAATGGACCTGCGTGGCGCCGGACTTGAAGGCGCACGACGCCTCCTTCGATGGTCGTATGTTGAAAAACTTCGTCCTGGGTGGGGCGGGTTTCCCGGAGCATTTCTTCGCCGAGGGCGGCGGGGCCACCCGGGCCACGGCGGCGGAGATGGGCGAGCCGGTGGTGAAACACCTCGCCAGCCGCCAGGGCCAGGTCAAGGCGATGCTGGCGGCGCAGCTGGAATTCGTTATCGACCAGGCGCAGATCCACCGGGTGCTGCCGGCCGGGGTCAACCGCGAATACGACCTGTTCTTCCCGGAGATCTCCACCAAGGACCTGGCCAAGATCGGCACGGTGATGGTGCAGGCGGCCCAGGCCCTGATGATCGCCGAGACCCAGGGCTGGGTCACCGGCGAGAATGCCGCCCGGGCCTTCTGCGAGATCGCCTCGCTGCTGGGACCGAACCTGGAGCCGGAGGAAGTGGTGGAGGAAATTCCCGCCGAACCCGCCCAGGCGGATGAGGGAGAGAAAGAAAAGAGTAGCAAAGAGATGCGCCGGGCCTTGAAGGCAGTGAAGTGAGAAAAGCAGGGGTCAGGGGTTAGAGATCAGGGGTTAGAAAAGGCAAAAAATCTTTAGGAGTGATGATGGAAAATCCAGTTCCGAGCATCGGCAGAATCGTGCATTACACGCCGGGCAAAGAGGACGCAGAGGCCATAAACCGCAGGCGTTTTCAGGTGAATGAGCAGGTCGCCAACTTCAAAGGCGTCCAGATTCACGCCGGCAACGAGGTGAAAGAGGGCGACGTTTTCCCGATGATGATCACCCGGATTTGGGGAGATACCCCGGAAAGTTGCGTCAACGGTCAAGTTTTTCTTGACGGTAATGATCTTTTTTGGGTGACCAGCGCCCAGGTCGGCGAAGGCCCCCGGACCTATTGCTGGCCCATCAGGGTCTGATTTTACGGAAAACGGAAAACAGTCTTGAATGGCCGAGAAAACCACCCCAGCCGAATGGCAGGCTCGAACCCGCTACCGGGAAATCCTGGCGGCGGTGGATCACCTGGACGACTCCGGGGCGGACTATGCCGTCAAACTGCTGGGGGAGTTGCAGGATTTTGTGGACCGGGAGTTCGGGCGGAGCGACTGGGAGAATTACCGGGCCCGGCAGTTGACCGACGCGGTCCGGGGGGCCACCGACGACTTCCGGGAGCGCTACTGGGGCGAGGCCCAGGGCTGGCAGCGGCAGGCCTTCGATCTGGGGCTGACACCCTTCAAGGAAATGAGCCTGAACCTCAACTGGGCCGGTATCCAGCGCCAGGGTTTCGAGTTCTACAGCCAGAACGGCCTGCATTTCATTACCGACCTGGCGGACGACCTGCGGAAGAGCCTGAGCCGGGAGGTGCTGCTGACCACCACCGGCCTGCAGGCGCCCAACACGGCCATGCAGCACGTCCGGGATCTGCTGGGCGGCGGCAAGAAGGCGGCCGCCCGGGCGCAGGCCATCGTGCGCACCGAGGTGGGGCGGAATTTCAGCCTGGCGACGCTATTGTCGCTGGAGGATTCGGTCCAGGTGTTGGGGGCGGAGCTGCTCAAGATGTGGCTCCACGCCCCCCTGGGCAGCAGCAAATACGCCCGGCCGGCCCACGTGGCCATGCACGCCAAGACCGCGCCGGTCGACGGCTATTTCTATTTTCCCGGCGGGCCGTTGCGCTGCCCGCAGGACCCGCAGGGCTCGGCTTCGGAGACGATCCACTGCAAATGCCGGATCGTGGCCTATCGCGAGGACTGGGGCGACCTGGGCGGGCTGCTGGGGGATGTGAACCGCAGATAAACGCCGATAAACCGCAGATAGAGGAGAGGCGATGAAGACCAAAAAAGTGGGCGACCGGGAGCTGCCGGCCAGTTGTTTCGCCTACGTGGGCGACCCGGAAAACCCCGGCACCTGGCACCTGCCTTATCTCAACCCGGACGGCTCGCCGGATGAGACGCACCTGGCGGCCGCGGCTGCGGCCCTGTCCGAGGGCGGCTTCCGGGGCCAGCCGGTGGACCTGCCGGCCGGTGCGGCGGCCAAGGTCAAGAGCAAACTGCGGGCCGCCTATCAGAAAATGGGTAAGAAAATGGCGGAGATGCCGGCGCAATTACGGGAGGCGGAGGTTCCTGCTCCGGCCGGCCTGGGCCGGCTGATCGAGGCGGTGGGCGAGGGCGGCCAGGAGTGGGAAGTTTGTCTGATCAAGGCCGGGCTCTCCAAATCCGGCACCTACTACCCGCCGGCGCTGCTGCGGGAGGCGGCCCCGCTGTTTGACGGCGTGCGGGCCCTGATCCGCAGCGACGAGGAACATCTCCAGGACCGGGCGGTCAACGTCAACAATGTCGGCGGCTGGTACGATCAGCCCCATTTTGTTGAAGCCGAGCGGGAGTTACGGGCCCGGCTCCACATGCTGGATCATACCCTGGGCGGCAAGATGAGGGAGGCCTGGGATAAGGGCAAAAAGGACCTGGTGGGCTTTTCCATCGTGGCCGACGGCCGGGACAGCCTCAGACGGCAGGACGGGCGCATGGTGCGTTACGCCGAGGCCATCACCAAAGTGGATTTTGTGGACATCATCGTCAACCCCTCGGCGGGCGGGCGCCTTGTCCGGATGATCAATGCAGCAACTTCGGGAGGGAACGAAGAGATGGAGTTTCTGGAGAGAATGATCAAAATGATCGAGGCGGAGCGGCCGGAGCTGCTCGAGGGCAAGGACAAGGACAACCTGAAAGAGCCGGAGGTCATGGCCCTTTTCCGGGAGGCCATGCAGGGCAAACCGGTGGCCAAGGACCAGGCCAGCGGCGAAGCCACCGACCTGCTGAAGCAGGTTGAGACTCGCCTGAAAGAAGCGGAAGATCGCCATAAAGAGACCCTGGCGCACTTCCAGGAGGCCGAATGCCGCAATTTGCTGAGTGCCAAACTGGTGGGCTGCGGCCTGCCGGAGATCACCCAGGCGAAGCTGCGCAAGGAGTTTGCCGCCCGGAAAATCTTCACCGAGGCGGAACTGGACCAGGGGATCACCGAGGAGCGGGAATACCTGGCCAAGTTTCACGAGGCCGCCGGCCTGCCGGGCATCGGGGCGGCCACGGCCGGCCCGGCCGAACAGGACAAGTTGATCCTGGGGTTGGACGGCTTCTTTTTTCAGGCGGACCAGAAATATAAGGACCAGCGGGTGCCCCGCTTCAAGAGCTTCCGGGAGGCTTATGTGGCGATCACCGGCGACCAGCACGTCACCGGCCGCCTGGAGGATGCCAAGAAGCTGACCCGGTTCCGGGAGGCCCTGGGCACCGACTCCTGGGCGCAGATCTTCGGGGATTCCATGTACCGGCGGCTGCTGGCGGACTATAACCTGCCGCAGAACCAGACCTGGCGCCTCATCTGCAGCGACATCGTGCCGGTGCAGGATTTTCGGGAGAACAAGCGGCTGCGGGTGGGCGGCTATGGCGACCTGCCGTTGATCGACGGCGAACATGGCAACTACGAGGAGCTCACCAGCCCCGCCGACGAAGAAGTCGGCTACTCGGTGGCCACCCGGGGCGGCCTGGAGTTTCTCACCCGGCGCATGATCATCAACGACGACGTCGGGGCCATCCGCCGTATTCCCATCAACTTGCAGCGGGCCGCGACCCGCACCTTGAAAAAGGCGGTCTTCAACATTTTCGTGGCCAACCCGGTCATGTCCTACGACAGCAAGGTCCTGTTCATCGATAACGATCACGTTAACCTGGGCTCGACCGCCCTGAGCCAGGCGGGGTTGACCGCCACCCGGATCGCCATGCGCTCGCAGAAATCCTACGACGGCAACGACGATCTGGGTCTGATACCCCGCTATCTGCTGGTCCCCAACGAGCTGGAGGAGATGGCCTTCGAACTCTGCCGCAGCGGCCGCAAGGTCCCGGCCAGCGGCGAGGCCACCGACCTGCCCACCCTGCACCAGAATCTGGATTATCTGGTCATCGACGAGTGGACCGACGCCACCGACTGGGTGGCGGTAGCCGACCCCGGGCAGATCCCCACCATCGAGGTGGGCTTCCTGCAGGGCCGGGAGGAGCCGGAGATCTTCATCCAGGACCAGCCCACCCAGGGCTACATGTTCAGCTCGGATAAGCTGGCCTACAAAATCCGGCATGAGTGGGGCGTAGCTCCCCTGGAGCACCGGGGTTTTTACAAGCACGTGGTGGGCAGCTAAAAGCAGGGATTAGGGATCAGGGGTCAGGAGCCGGATAGCCTCGGAGCCTGACCCGGTCCCCCCAATAGGAGAACGAGATGGGACGACATTCTGATTCTTGCACGCCCGGCGAAACCTTCATGCGGCTGGTGGGCTCCGGCGCCGCCAAAACCGTGGGCCTGGAGGGCACCCTGGCCACGATCAACAACGGCCGTTTCGTGGCGCATAAAGACTTGCGGATCAAGGGTTTCAAGGTCACGGCCGAGGACGCGGTCACCGGGGTTGACACCGATACCGTCTCCGTGGCCCTGCGCAACCTGGGCGCGGCCGGCGCCGGCACCAAGGATATCGCCAGCCTGACCCTGAGCGACGGGGTTGATCTGGCCGCCGACATCCCCAAGGTGATTCCGCTCTCCGCCACCGCGGCGGAGCTGCTGGTGGCGGCCGGCGACGTCCTCACCTTCCGCCAGGTGAAAGAGGGCGACGGCCAGGCCATCCCGATCATGCATGGGCAAGTGGAGTACGAACTCCAATAATCAGGACCGCAGGCGGGGACGCCTGCGCCACCATAATAGGGAGATTGACAGATGGGTAGACATCCTGCTTCTTGTGTTCCCGGCCAGACCTTTACGGCCCTGGTGGGCTCCGCGGCGGCTCAGTCGCCGCTGGCGGCCACGATCAACAACGGCCGCTTCGTGGCCCATAAAGACTTGCGGATCAAGGCGGTCAAGGCCACGGGCGAGGCCTCGGTCACCGGAGCCAACACCAATTCCGTCACCCTGGTGCTGCGCAATCTGGGCGCGGCCGGCAGCGGCACCACGGATATCGCCACCCTGGCATTGACCAGCGGGGTCAATATGGCCGCCGACACCCCCAAGGTGATCCCGCTCTCCGCCACCGCGGCGGAGCTGCTGGTGGCGGCCGGCGACGTCATCACCTTCCGCCAGGTCAAGGTGGGTAACGGCATGAACATCGCGGCCATGCACTGCGAAGTGGAGTACGAGTTACAGTAAGCCGTAGGGCGAGCGTTCCGCCCGCACCACTGGAGAATCAGATGAACCTGAAAATGCTGCTGCAAAACCTCGCACCCAAGGCTTACGGGGATCTGGCGGTGGATGGCACCGTCGGCGGCGTCGGTTTCGATCCGGCCAAACTGGTTTGGCAGGGGGTGAGGGCCAAGGTGGTGCGATGCACCTTAGAGGGCGGGGAAATACGCGCCAAGGAAGTGGGGGCGCCCACCGCGGTCTCCGGCGACCGGCTGAGTGACGGCGATGAGTTTTTTGTGGCCGGCACGGAAGCGATCAACAACTGGCGGGCTATCCGCACCGGGACGGTAAGCGGTACCATCAGATACCACGTCTATTTTTAGGGAGCGACCATGTTGAATCAGCCGTGTCGGCTCAAAAAAGACAGCGATGGCAATTTTTACGTCATTCAAAACGGTATCCGCCGCTATTTGCAAACTTATCCGGCTGCGGTCAACGATATCGGCGTGCCCGGGACGGCCGGGTTCGGGGTGGGCATCTGTCCGAGTCTGCCCAGCGGCTTTATGCCCTTGGCCGGTTATACCGATCCGACCTCCGCCAACTACGGCAATTACGTCTTTGAGGACGGCTCAGTGATGTGTTGGGTGCCGAAATTTTATTACCGCATCGGCACCGGCAACCTCTTCCCGATCAACTGGGGGGATATTCAGCCCGCCTCAGCCTATGCCAATACGGCCGCAGCCAACGCTGCGGGCTACGCTCTGCACCGGGCCTTCATCGACGGCGGAGTTGAGCAGACAGGCTTTTTCGTCGATAAGTACATGGTCTCGAAGGTCGCCAAAGGGGCCGGCTGGGTCGGGGCCAGCATCAAAAACGGCCTGCCCCTGAGCACGGCCGCCGCCCATAATCCGATGGCGGATTTAACGGCGGCGGGTGGGGTCAATGCCAACTACAAAACCCTCGACTGCGCCCACGCCAGGGACGGCGTGGCCGGGGCAGTCAACCCGGCCAGCCGGTTTTTTGTGACCTCCAGATTTATTTATGCCGCCCTGGCCATGTTGTCGCTGGCTCACGGCCTGGCGGCCAAGAACGATAACCGGTGCGCCTGGTATGACTGGACCGGGGCCAAGAATTACCCCAAGGGCGCTAGCAACAATGCCCTGCGAGACACGGACGACGCCACGGTGGTCTACCTGACCGAT